TTTAGATTGAGGAGCCAAATAATAATCAGTACGTATCATTTGTTTATTTGTACAAACTATCGATTTTTTACCTGTTTGATGTTCTTTTTTGATACATGCACCTCCAAAATCCATCAAATATACTGTTTTGGTTTCTTTATTATATCTGAAATTATCTGGTTTAATATCATTATGAGTATATCCAATTTGATGAATAATAGCTAACGAATAAGCCATTTGACTAAAAATATTCAACCATTCTTTAAGTGAAAATGTATCATATTTTGTCTTAGCTAAAGAAATACCTTCAACATATCGAGTGATTAAAATTCCTTTAAATATTTTATCAGATACTTTAATTTTTTGATAATCGATAAAACATAAAATATGTTTCATACACCCTTCCAAACTTAAATCTTTTAATGTTTCAATTTCATTATTGATTTGTTCATCATCATGTTTATCTAAAATCCACATCACCTTAATTGCATAAATCTGTCCAGATTGATCATCCTTCTTTGTTCCTGTATATACTCTTCCAAATCCACCAACTCCGATTTGTTTATCTATAATATATTCAGATAATTCATCCAATTTTAAGGTAGGTGGAGTTTTAAAATTCATTTATTTATAAAACTGAAAAAATTTATATATTTTTTTTCAGTAAAATGTCAAATCCAGCAAAAATTTATACTGATGGTTGTAACAATAAGACTGGATCAGGATGGGGATACGTCTTATTGGATATTAATGATATTATTACCTCTCAAAAAAATCAACATCAAAATCATCCAAATACCTTGACTAATCAACAAGCTGAATTAACCGCAATCTATAATGGACTCAATGATCCTAATATTCATAAAAATAATTATTGGCATTTATATACTGATTCGGAATATTCTTTAAAATCATGTACTGTCTGGGTAAATCAATGGCGGAAATTAGAACATCTCGATTCAACTCACCCTTGGAAAACTTGGAAAAATAGTCAAAATAAACCCGTATTAAACTCTCACCTAATTTATCAAATTATAACTAGAATTGCCGAATTACAATCAGTCGGTATTAATATACAATGGTATCATATATATAGTCATCAACATAATTATTGGAATGATTATGTTGATAAATTATGCAAATTAATTATTTAATTATTACTTTAAAAAAGAACACATGATGAATTATTATTACTTAAAAAATAATCCAGGATTCTTTTTTAAAGTAATAATTAAATAAAAAAGAATATGTTAACAAAAAAATGAGAATACATGAGGGAGTAGTATACAATTTGAATACTATAATTTTAATAAATTTAAAACACAACAGCATCATTAAGGTTATACCTAATAAATATCCAACAATAATATGGATGACTATAACTAGAATAATATATATTAAAAACAACAATATATATATAGATGATATACAGACGAATAAAAATATTTATGTAAATACTGAATATGAAAATTATTATTGTAACATGAGTGAGTTAATAATTCAAAGGAGTAATAATTTTAAATTTATTAGATTAATTGATGGAAAATGTACTCAAATAATTAATACACTACATAAAGATATTTATATTTTTTTCGTATCTATTAAATCTAAATATTTATGTTACAATACATACACTGGAAAAGTTATATTAATCAATTTAAAAATTAATCAATATAAACTTATTCAAACAAATTGTTATTATATATATAAATTATTCTTCCTAAATAATCGAATTATTTATTGGTGTCATCAATCCAATATAATTCAAGTATTTATAAACAATAGTATTAAACAAATAGTAATACCCCATTTCAAAATTATTACTAGTATAATTCCAATGTCCAAGTCAACATTGGCATGTACTGGCAACAATAATTACATAATTGGTATTAATTATCTGACTGATGAATATTATTCATTTATACATGAATATAATTATCGATTTATTTCATATTTTCATCATAATTTAATATGTACCCTTAACAATCAAATTAAATTTATACATAAACATATTACTATTTATAATACTAATATAATTATTTAAATGTTAATTTCTAAGATGCATAGATTAGACTAGTAACATGATTATTATTCATTTAACCTTTAATAATCAATTTGTTTAGTAAGTCAAAAGATGTATAGATGACACGATTATTATTCATTTATTTCATATGTACGTTTACTAATCAAATTATAATTATTTAAGTTCTAAAAATAATTTAATATTATTATTTAATATTGTAGAATCAAGTTGTTTAGTAATTCCTAAGTCAAAAGATGCATAGATGAGACTAGTGACAGGATTATTATCGGAGTAATAATAATAGTAATAGTTACTAGTCAAGAAACCAATATCACCTCCTTGATTGGGAAAATAATTATCATCTGATAATTTTTGAAAGATTTGATATCCAATTTGAAGATACGGAATTAATGTATCAATTGTTTTATAATATTCATGCAAACTTTGATAAATATTTGATATAAACATTGTCATTAAATCAATTGGTTGATAAGGTTTTAATTCATAAATATTAGGAAATCGTCTAGGTAAGCCTTCATTTCGTTTAAAAAAACAGGAAGACATTTGAGATTTATATCCAGCTACAATAACAATATTTAATCCAATATATTTATCTAAAAAATTAACTAATTCACCAATACTTTCCATACCATATGAATCTTCATTAGGACAACCACCTAATTGATATGCTTCATCAATTAAAATTACTGATTCTAAACTACTTAATAATTTTAATTTAGTTTTAATACTTGTTTGTCCTATGTAAGCCGCAACTAAATCGGATCTGGATACAACTTTAACAATATTAGTGGCTAAAATACCAGCATTATGATAAGCATGAGCCAAATATGTAGCTAGGGTAGTTTTTCCAACTCCAGCTGGTCCAGTAATCACTATATTCTGAAATGTTTTGGTGAAAATTTCCATACCTCTCGATAAACTATTCAATATCGTCGCTATCTTCATCTTAATAATGTCATATTGTGATCCAATTAAATTGTTCAATCCATATCTCGGATCATGAATAATTTGTTTATATCTATATTGTAAATCTTGAACTGACATTTGGGATAAATGTTTAATGAAATTAATTGCATCTTCCTGAGACACAAATAGGGAACCTTTAGCTAATTTGATGTTTTTATTACTAGTATCACTAGCATCTTCAGTTAATCCAGATGCTTTATAAATTCGTGAATCTCTTGCTATTTCAGTTTCAAAATCTATTATTCTTTTGGAATACTGATCTAATTTCCACCCAAAAAATTGGGTCAACGTTTTTCTAATTTTATTGATATAATCAGGATCATCTAATTTCCTTTCAAATTCTTTCAGTGTTACTGTCTTGACATTACTTGGAAATTCATTAATACTATTTTGAATATAATTATCCTTAATGTATTTTAATATTTCCTGTTTAAACATATCTGATGACATATCCATATTTTGATTTTTTGATAATAGTGTATAAGTATTCTTTTCTGATTCTTTTAATTCAATATTATTACCATATAATAAATCTAATATTTCAGATGTTTTAATACTCTGGTATAATCTTGTAATTTTTGTTATTCCCGATCCTAAATAATTAGTTGTATATTTATCATTATAAAATTTTACTGGTATTTTTATTTCTGCTTCTTTTAATTTTAAAATTGTATTGGTTAATGATTGCTTCATCAAATCAACAATTTTTGAAGCACTTAGTTCATCTGTTGAACTCATGTGATTATAAGAAACATTATTAATATATATAATAAAATATTTCAGTGTTAATAATATTTCAGTATTTTTAGAATTAATCTCATATCGTATAACATTTGTATATAATTTATTTATCACAATATCATTAATAATATTATCTATATCCATGATTATTTTTAATATGAAAATAATTTTAAAAAGAATAAAATTTTTGATAAAATGACTCAGGAGTGTACTTTTCCAATATTTCTTTCTTATTTATTTCATAGTCTAAAATATATTGATTATAACATAATCCATTCAAATCAAATACTAAATCTAACCGTTTATTAATCAAATTTAGGATAGGAATATTATTAGTAATCTTAGATACCGTCGAAAAAAAATCTTCCATTTGGTGAATATATATATTATTCAATATCTCTCCTGAAATTGATGTTGCAAAAAAAATCAACAGATCATCATAATTTGTGGGTGTGATTGGATATAGATTTTGTCTAAATATTATATCTAAAGTATTAATATAAATTAAATTTGATAGTAATAACTTAACGCAAATGTCATGAGTTAATTCAAAAATGTTAATGTAATTAACTAATAAATCGGGATTCAATTTAAAATTAACATCAGTATATTTACCATATATCAATATATCATCAATATTTACGAGATCAATAAATTTATTTAAACTTCGAGATGTTACATTTAAATCTAATAAAGTTTTGATAATATTTAGATTATATGAATCTAATTTTAAATAATTAGGAGTGGATATTTTGGAAATTAAATATTTATCTGGATCAGAAACGTATTCAACTAATTTTGTAGTAATCATAAAATCGTTATATCCTGGAAATAAAATAGTATTATCAATTAACCAAATCAAGATACATCCAATTGCCCAATAATCAGTTTTACTATTATCAATAATTTGGGTAAAATGATCAAGTGATGTTTCAGAAATATTTGATTGATTAATAACAGCATCTTTATTATAAAAATACATCATTTCAGGGGATCTATAAGTAGAAGTTTGAAGACATCCACCATCAGTATTTATATTTAAAAGACTAATACCAAAATCAGTTAACATCAATTGTTGATCACCAAAAATTAAAATATTTTGAGGTTTAATATCACAATGATATAATCCATATTTATGAAGAAACTTAACACCACTAATTAATTGAATCATCCAATCATTTTTTAAACTGTCATCAATATTGTGAATATCATTTGATAAATCATATAGAGATTTCATGGCATATGGTAAAATTATATATAAATATAAATTACTACTAATAACCTCAACTGATTGAATAATATTGGAATGTTTAAATCTGATTAAAGTATCAATTTCGATTAAATCAATATTATCAATATTAATTTTTTTCAAAGCAAATTCTTCTCCTTTTTTAGTTACTACTTTGTATACCTTTCCATAGGTACCACTATCTAATAATCTTGGATGCATATACTTATCCATTTTATAAAAAAAAATATAATTTTTTTTAAAAAATGGCAATAGATATTATTAACACAATTTACCCAGCAAAAGAATATGAAGGAATTTATTATGATTTAGCTGTAATAGCATTAAGTTTAGTATTAATTAGTGTAGCAGTTAGTACGTTTGATCAAACATGGAGATATATTCCTATTTTATTATTTTCAACTACTTTTTTTTTCTTGTTAATACCAATTTTTGATTTTTTTAAACATACTCCAACATTACTCCTTGATAAAGGAATCGATTTAAGCAGATTAGAATTAACTACATTTGGTTTATTGATTATTATAATTATAATTGGACGATTATTATATGAAAGTATTGTTAAACTTCAATTTAATTAGTGTAATATGTATTACTGTTGATCATACATACTACTTGATAAATGAATCGGTTTATTGATTATTATATGAAAGTATTGTTAAATTCCAATTTAATTAGTGTGATAAGTATTACTGTTGATCATAAATGAATTGATTTATTGATTATTATATGAAAATATTTTTAAACTCTAATTTAATTACTTCTTGATAAATCGATTAAACTACATTTGGGTTATTGATTATTATATGAAAGTATTCTTAAAGTATAATTTAATTATAATATTTATCATTAATAGTGTTAATACATTTAAATCAATGATATTATTTTTAAAATTAAATTTGATTTTAAAAGATAAATATATATATAAATATAAATGTTATTATATTTATATTTATCATCATTAGATGGATTAATTAATTCAGTATATTTTTTATTATTATCTGATTACAATGGTTTATATAGTCACAATTATTTTGATAGGCAAATATTTTATTTAATGATATCAATAGTGTATCATTTATTAATGTATACATTATACATTAATGTTATGATTAACTTAATTATAACAATAGCAATAATATTAACTTTTCCACTAATCAATAATTATGTTTTAAAGATAATTCAATTTTCTAAATTAACTATATATATATTGATTAATATAATTGCAATAATTTTAAAATACGAATTAAAATATATTAGTAAATCTATTTGTGGACAAAAATTAAAAATAAATTATACAGATTTATGTTATTGTATTAAAAAACAACATATTTATCAATTATTCACGAATATTGTAAAGATACATTTACTTTTATATATTAAATCTATATATCCATCATATTATGAAATTATTAAATTTATATATGGATATAATCTGATATCTGATACTAATAATTTAGTTAATATTATCCAATGTAAAGATTGGATAAAATTGTTGGATATGAATGTTTTATATACCATCATTAAATCATATCATGATGATCAACCTATTAAATTGACTAAGTTACTGTTTACTGTTTTATCAATTTATTCCATTTTTCGATTTATCAACTTATCGTTAGGATATGTGTGTATTGTCCTGTATTTAGGATATTTCATATACACTCATTTTAAATTCTTCCGAAAATTATTTCATAATTACTTCCAAATTTTAATCTTGGCATTAATCCTAACATGGATTATTATCTCCACATCTATTGACATATTTGTCTCCGTTATTGGTATTATTTGGTTATTGTCTCATGATAATATATTATGTTTGAGTATACTTTACTCTTTTACTTTAGGAATTTTGTCTGGTTATGACCCAATTCACTGTTTCATTAATATACTTATTATGCTATCCTCTCTTAATGTATATCACAAATATAATCGTACCATTATTGTTCCTATTGATGATTATTTCTAATATTATTCATTTCTGCAATCATCTCATAATAACCTATTATGTTTGAGTATACTTTAGGAATATTGTCTGGTTATGACCCAATTCACTGTTTCATTAATATATATTACAAATATAATCATACTATTATTGTGTCTATTGATGATTATTTCTAATATTATTCATTTCTGCAATCATCTCATAATAACCTATTATCCTTGAGTATACTTTAGGAATATTGTCTGGTTATGACCCAATTCACTGTTTCATTAATATATTTAATATTATTCTATTATGTTTGATTATACTTTAGGAATATTGTCTGGTTATGACCCAATTTACTGTTTCATTAATATATTTAAT